CAAATGAGTCTGTTTGTTAGCAATTTTGGACCACAATATACAACTTCAACATTACATTAGTTATTCGAGTGTTAACACGATTACGGTAATAATTTTAGCGAAGGTTAAATAGTTATTTTAAATATGATTTCGTAAAGACTATCTAGCATAAAGAAATAGAGATATATTATAAAATGTATAAAACAATCGACCAATATATCTCAGATAATGACATCAATAATGCTCTTTCTCAGTGTTTGCGCGAATCCAAATATCATTTCGGGTTGCTCTTGGCAAAAATTTATAACAACTCTGTTCAGAATGCCCAATTCCACGAGTTGTATTCGCAGTTACAGAAAAGCGCAGATGGGGTTGATACAGATGGTAATCAAATAGAAGTATCGGAAAATATTATAGCCGACAACCCTAAACTAATTGACGAAGAACCTGAACCCAAAGCCGAACCTGAAACCGAACCCAAAGCCGAACCTGAACCTGAACCTGAACCCAAAGCCGAACCTGAACCTGAACCCAAAGCCGAACCTGAACCTGAACCTGAACCCAAAGCCGAACCTGAAACCGAACCCAAAGCCGAAACCGAACCTGAAACCAAATTCACCAGAGTGATGTTGTATTGTAGTTGGACCGATTCCAAAAGTCTTTGCGACAGTTGGAACAAGATGAGTAAAGGTGATTACAAATGGAATAACATTCAAGTCGTTTGGGAAGAACCATCAGACTATTATGTTGTTATTAATAAACCACCACCCGACATTGAGTTGGATCTTAAAAAGACTATATTTTTTTGTATGGAACCCAACATGGGTAGAAGACCTGATATTTGGGGTGAATGGTCTAATCCGTCCCATGATCTTTTGTTTCGAGGTGTTCACGAAATGCATTATAACAATAACGAATGGTGGCTGTCCAAAACATATAATCAACTTATGGTTGATGAAATCAAAAAGGATGCCGAGGTTTCTGAAATACTGTCAACTGTTCTGTCGGATAAATATTCTGACCCTGGTCACATTAAGAGAATAGACTTTGTTAAATTCATAGAATCAAAGAGTTTCCCCATTCACGTATACGGTGGGAACAAATTTTTGTGGAAAGATTATAAGGGATCGCCTCCACATAGGAATAAAGATTCTGCTATGATGCCATACAAATATACTTTTAATGTTGAAAATCATTCATACAAGAATTATTATACGGAGAAACTAATTGACGGTATACTGTCCGAGTGTTTGGTATTCTACAATGGTTGTTCTAATATTAGGAATCATTTTGATAGCAACGCATTTGTCTGGTTGGAATTATCTAACTTTGAAGCGGACTTTAAAAAGATTAAGGATGCAATTGCAAATAATTTGTGGGAGGAACGCCTACCATACATAAAAGCGGCTAAACAAAAGATTCTTCAAGAGCGTCAGTTTTTCCCGCGTATTGAGGGGATTATAAACAATGTCTCTAACAAAACATAAATTACATAGTTGTATTTGTTTCTTAACCTGTTTAGGCTGGTTAAGAAATTGATTTAAAAATAAGATTATTACGAATTAAAACAATGTCTAGAGCAAGAAAAGTAGAGAAAAATGAATTAAACAAATTGGTAAAGGAAATTAACCGTCGTATGGGCGATTTTGAGGATTCAGTACAGAAATTGACTGATCTTAAGGATACACTTGACGAGGTCGATGAAAATCTCGCTCAACAGGCTGCTATTAACAAACATAAACTCGATCAACTAAATAAAGATTTCCAGGAGAATAAAATCAAGGCTGTTAACCAAGCGGTTAGTGATCTTGGGAAAGTTCTTATTACAGAGGAGGAACTCGCTGAACTTAGAGCGGAACTCGAAAAGGTGAAGGAGAGTGGTAAGCAAGAAGTTGCCGACGCCATTTCATCATCAAAAGCATTGCTTGCTGAGAAACTTGAACAGTCTATTCAGGTTAAGCAATTGAAACATGAGTGCGAAACTGCTCAAATTCGAGCAGAAGTTGAGACCTATAAAAAAGAGGTTGAGAACCTTAACGCAACCCTCCAGAGAATGTCTGACGAACTTACTTCTCAGAAGCAACTTACTGCCGACGTAGCGGGAATGAGTCGTCCAAAACCCCCTGCCTCCCCGAAGTAAGTATACACCCTGTTATTATAATTTTAACATAAATTATAATTTTAACTATCAACAATTTACTTAGACATGAATGCCTGAATCTGAAAATAAGAGATGTCCTTTCTCACCAAATCCTTAATAGGTTTGAGGCGGTCCCTCCCAACTTTAGCAATTGCCTTTGCAATATCACACTTTTTAGTCGGAGTCAACCCAATCCGCTCGTAATCAATCTCTCCAGGATTCTGTTTCCAATAACTAATAATATGATTTTCAATAGTACGCTCCTTTAATCCGCGAACCTTCGCGATATCTCTTATAGACTTACCATTCTTATAGAGACCGTAAGAGTCTGCCAGAGAATCTGAACTTTTTGTAACAGGTATGAAAAATACCCCATAAGTGGATGCGAATTGCATAGAAACCCCGTTGATGAAAATAAGTTCCTTCATAGTCTTTGGCTGAGCCTTGGAAATCTCAACAAGAACCTTATCGTTAGCAACCATATAGGACGGGATGTTGTTCTCAATAGCCAATTTATCCCGAATCTTTTTATACTTACCATAGGCTGTAGACTCGGGTGATTTCTTCAGACCTGAAATCGTAACAAACAATTCTGTCAGGTTGTCTACTGATTTAGAACCACTACCGATGACCGTATATTTGTTAAAAAACTTTGATTCCAAATAACCGTTACATTCCAGACTTGTAAAAATCTTCTTCCAAATCTCAACCGAGTGTCCACTTCCTTTTCCAAAGAATGGGTTACCACGAAGTGATGAAATTTTTGCGGCTTTTGACCCCCTCAACGCGTCTATAATCTTTGTTTTACCATAGTTGACCGGTAGAGAAAGAACAAAACTGGTTGCGATTCTAGCCTCCTTAATAATGTCTACCTTGTTTGATGTAGTCCTGTCGGTTGGTTTGCAGTTATCGCAAATACCACAAGCGTCGTATTTCTGGTAAGACTTTGTTGATGTTGCCAATTTACCCTCGTCAAAATAATATTCCAACATACTTTGACGGCATACTGACTCATTGTTCATATAAGAGTTAAAAATATTCAGCAACTTCAAACGGTGTTCCTTTTTAGCAGATTTGGAAATAAGGAACATGTTAGTCCTTGCATCCGATGCGTCGTGAAACAACACAGCCGAACTGTTAACACCGTCGCGACCAGCCCGACCAATCTCCTGATAATATGTTTCCATGTCACACGGTGAACCATAGTTAATAATTTTTCGAATATCAGGTTTGTCAATCCCCATACCAAAACAAACAGTCGCGACCAGAAGTTTAACTCTGTCGTTCACAAAATCTAGATGTGTCTTTGTCTTCAATGCTGTTGTCATTCCAGCATGATACGGACGAGAGTCATAACCGTAGCAATTAAGCAATGCGCTGATTTCCTCGGTTTTTTTCCTAGTCTGAGTATAAATAATAGTAGATTCATTCTTATCTATCTCCTCTTTCAAATCATCCATGATATCCCCAGATTTTGGGAGGATTTTGATAGCCAAATTATCCCTCTTAGTACCGAGACAATATTGGTTTGCGTCCTCAACACCGATATGATCGAACATATCCTCAAGAACCATAGGTGTAGCAGTCGCCGTTAGCAACATAATCGGAATGTCGGGGAACTCTTTGGTGATAATATTAAGTTTCATGTAACTTGTTCGGAAGTCATGACCCCATTGACTCAAACAATGAGCCTCGTCAATGGCAAATAACCCAATATTGTCCAGATTCTTAAAAACATGAATGTTGGACGTGATATACTCTGGTGTACAATAGATAACACTATACTTCTCCAACGAAGAAGGTTGTTTTGATTTTCTAAGCAAAGAACCACCACTTACACCAGTTGTGTTTCCGTTCAGGCAAATGGATGAAATGCCAGATTTTTCCAAATGTAACTGCTGGTCTTCCATCAAAGAAATAAGTGGTGACACAACGATAGACTGTTTACCAGAAAACGTAGCCGGGAACTGATAACACAACGATTTACCCCCACCGGTTGGGAATACAACGATCGAATTAGTTCCAGACAAAACGTCGTTCACAATATCTTCTTGAAAAGGTCTAAATTCATTGTACCCATATACGGTTTTCAGATGTTTCAACATTTTCCAATCTTTATAAATAGAAATTTTAAATTCGTTTTAAAATTTCAAACCAACAACCTTTATCAAATTCGAATAGGATCAATCAACGTGTCGGTGACATGTATAAGACCATTATCTGCAACCACGTCAAACTCTACGATATTTATATAACTATTAAGTGTTGTATTGTCACCAGTATTCCTTATAAACAACCGATTCATAGGATGATTGGTATGATAATAAGAAAAAGGGGAATGTTTTATAACTTCTGAAGGTATTTTCCGTTTCAATGTGCTAGATTTGACAATGTGTCTAGCGGATGCCCTATCAATAGTTGTAACATCAACATCTTGTAAATATTTATCGGAAGGTACAAATACAGTTATTTCTGAATTCTGGTGATCAAACAAATTCCCCATACCAGAAACGGCTAAAATATGTCTAAATTTAGTAAAATCGGAGTGAGTCTTGATAACACCTGCGATAGACTTATTGTTTTGTGTGTAAGTATTAACCCCTATGATACGATCCATGTGACTCAAAGCAAATTTTTGAGAATACGGTCCTAATGAAGTCATCTTTTTATAATTACAAACATTATAAAAATATAATTAACAAGAATCTAAAGTTTGATTTTAAACTTGTTTCGCTCTTCGTTTTCTCTATTAATAGTAATATTCAACACTCCGTTGTCAGCAGATACATCAACGCTTTCTCTATTAACCACACTAATCGGTATTTTGATTTTCTTTGTAAAACACCCGTACATTATTTCATGGGAAATCAGATCGCCAACAAGCCTGTCATCACGAGTTCCCGAAATCTCGACAATATTATTAAAAAATTCAACATCGACGCTATCAACTCTGACACCAGGGATGTCAATTCTTATTTTTATCTGTTTAGCATCAATTGCCATATCATGAGGAGGCTTGTAAAACTGGGACATATCAACCCCCTGTGTAGCCATATAGGTGTTAACCAAATTTAACACACTCCCGCCCCCTGAATTCTCTATCGTATTTAAACTTTCCATTATTAACTGAGGAAATGACATTTTGTTTTCTCACTCCCTTTCTTAAATCACATTGCCAAATTATTCAATCGGTCTAACCTACTACCGGGTGTTGCTGATGGTGGTGAACCACATGAGGACGGGGAATATGATTCCCCTACAAACATACTACTTTCAGCCGGTTGACGATCTGCCATCTTCTTATTGTACATCATGTAAGCAAGGAGAGCAGTACATATGACTGCTATAGCAATAAAAATGTATTTCCAATTTACAGATTGTTTAGAATCATTAGGAAAGCCGTGGGCAACGAAATTCTCTTTCTGTTGCGGTAACGCAGGATGATTTTGTTGTTTCATGGGGATTTCCTTAACATCAATTGTAACATCACAGTTACATTGTTTATCTCCTTTCAGGAGTAAAAAATAATTCTGATAAACACCCTTGTCTGAAATCAGATTCCCAGAAATTGTACCATGTGCTTTCTTGTAATCGAATTCTGTATCCGTTTCACTATCCAGGGTCGTTTGGTCAACGACAACTACGTAAAAATCAGATCCATCCTTAGATGTCGCTGAGAATGTAAGATCAAAATTGGTAAGATCACCATTTAGGTCGATCAGTTGTTTTCTATTGCTTAGAGTGTAAGTCTTTGTTTCCGGCATTTTTATTATCCGCTTCAATCCTTTTAAAACAAATATCTTTTTCATTAACAATTACCCATTCACTGTTGAATTCGTTACTGACGAATTCAGTATCAACAACAATATATGACAATGGTTCTCCAAATTGTAAAGTTGGTTGTGTACATTGTAAAACCATTAGTTGAGTTGTTAGAGGTAAAATAGAACGAAAAAGAGGTAATTTATACAACTCTTTACTGTATAACAGGCTTAATACAGGTGAATTAATACTAAAAGCACCGGGCTTAGCCGATTGCGTTCTTAACCGTTCAAATAAACCAATCTTTTGGTTATCTGAACGGGTTGATTTTTCATCTTTGCTGTCCATTTTTAATATATAATATCTTTTTAACTACGATTTATAACTACAGTTATAAATTCATCATGCACTCACTTAAACTGACCACTACCAAGACCCCCGGATTCCCCCCTATCGGTCGTGTCAATATTAGCAACTTTTCTCGGGTTATCCATAATGATAACTTTTCTCGGTATAATCTGAACCAACTTACAAGGAAGAACAATAGCCTTCGGTTTTTCTACCGACGGGACAAGTGCAACTATTATAGACCCCCTGTAGGACATATCAATTATACCAACATTGTTGGCTACCATCCAACCAGTTTTAGAAATAGAACTACGGCCAACAAGATCAAAATAATAACCAACCTCTGGTTTAACCTGTATACACGTATCATAATAATGAACCCCATTAACCTCTTTTATCTTTTTAACCAAATGTAAATCGTACCCAGAATCTGAGATACGAGACTTAGATGGGGCGACCGCGTCCTTGTGGGTTGTAGAATATTCAAATGAAGGCAACGAACTAGGAGTCCATTGAACCATTGATACGAATTTAGAATAATTTGACGCCAAATGAATATTTGAACCCATATATAGTTTACCCATAAAATCCAATGCAGATACACCATTCCAGGTGATGTCTTTCTCTGTTATCAAACACGGCATTCCACTAAATCTCTTCAATTCTTCAAACGGAAATGTGTCGTTTTTAGAATTGTCAAATTTACAGTTCGGTCTACCATTTGAACATTTACCAAAAGTTCCCCATGAGTCGAACATCCCCCGAACGTAATCATGTAAAATCGAGGGGTTTAATGGTGGTAATGTGTATAGTTTATTATACATCATCACATGAAATAATATGTTGTTAGACACGGCAACGTCGGTAATAATTAGGATTAATGTATTTTCTCGACGACCAACGTTAAAAGATGTAAACTGTAGGTTTCTCTTAATAGTATTAAAAAAAATGGATTCCGTTATGTTAAATGTTACTTGAACCGGACCACCAGTTTTCGATATAGGGGTTGTCATAACCATCCCTACAAAATAAGCCTCGAACCGGGTTTTTATTTTATCAAACGGTTTGTGATTTGTTATCATATTTGTTTTGTTGTTAGAAGTCATTTACTTTAAATTTTATTTAATTTGTTCGACCTTATCAAATAAAAAATACTAACGCTTAAAGATTTCTAACTATATATTAAGATGAATGCCCATTAAAAAAGAGATTGTATACCCGCTTTTTTTAGAATGCTGCCAATACACCACCGACATATTTTGGGAAAATATTTTCGAAGATTTAGCGTACGGAAAACCCCCGTACGGTACTTATATTAGTAAGGATTTCCTATGTTGTAGTTACAAGAAGAAGGAATTTAGCTACAAGATTGAAAGGAAAACCCCTGAACTTTTACACTCCGACATTTATGGACTACTCAAAAATAAACTTGGGCTACTCTCACAAAAGGAAAAAATAAAGAAACGAGTCGCTTTTCAAACAATAGAAGAGAAAATGAACGAAACTAGAAAGAGTTGGAGTAAAATCAGAAAGAAAAATATCAAAGATCTTTTGATAGAACAATTTGTTATTAGCATGAGAGCAAAGTATTTGCTCTCAATAGTACAAGCCAGATATCTACTATCCGTAATTTTTATATCAATGGTATTCAAAGTAATAACATCAAATGATATAGACTACCAAGATGGATGTATTTTGAGTATCAATGGTATTTCTTTCAACAAAAAAGAAATAATCCTAGAAAGAGATCTGTACGACATGGACGTCAGTTTATCACCAGAAATCTACGTCGAGAAAAATTCAATGTCTGACACATGGGACAAATACATTAAAGAGTTAGTGAAAATCACCGTGAAATAATCAATCTATCGTCATAACATAATTGAGAAATTCAAGATGTACATTCGACAATTCAGCAAAGTTAACCCGTTTTAAATCCCAACTAGCCGTAAACACGGCTGTTTTACAGTCATTGGATAACACAGTTCTCCAATCAATACACCGACCCAACTTCTTAGGTGGTAACTCAACATCCATACATTTTACCCAATCAACAGTCATCTCTAACAAAAGATGATATTTAGTCTTAACCCATTTTATTTTATAACCATTTGATACATAAATGTTATCCAGATTCATAGTAATTTATAACATATAAATTACAGTTTAAATGTTATTTGTACAATTTCTACACAACAAATACTGAAATTGATATTTTTAATAAAGTTATAATATCAAAATCACATCATGTCTCTCACATCACTTTGTCTTTCGAATATAGCCGATATGGTCGGCCAAATGCCACCCCTCATACAGGATATGGTTATCCAAGAAAGCAGAGATGTTATCAAGGCTCAAGTAAAGGACGAACTTGAGGCAGAAGCCAAACTGTCAGTACGCAAGGATATACAGAAAGAAGCAACTAACTACCTATCGGACCTGATACCCGAAATCATGTCAGACATGATCAGCGCCATAACAGACGGGAGGGCTCAAATGGATTACCTCCAAGAATATAAACATATCCCAACATTCATCGTACAATGCGCTATTGACACCGCTGAACGATCAGTCACCGTAATGGAGGAAAGATATGTTCACCAGTCATTCGAAATGGCTAACACCCGTAGCCGCTACGACTTTGACGACTACTAAACAACCGCATACACATAGTTATAATACCTTCGGGTATTATAAATTTCTTATAACTTCTCACTAAAAATTCATCCATAGACGACTATACCTTATGATATCAGCAGGCTCAACTGAACCACCGCTAACCTGAGGTAGGATTTTTTCTATCACATTTTTCACAGTGGATTTGTCCATTTTACGACCACCATTAGTGGCTAAATACCCAAGGATATAAGCCGATGGATTCTTGTACTGAACATCCTTTATGTCTTTGATATGCGTCAACATCTCAATAATGTCATTGTCAACTATTTCAATATCCCGATTCGAATTGAGATTCCGGGAGATGGCATCGACATATACAGCGAACCTCTCCACCGGATCTTGAACCATTCGATTTATTTTACGCTGAAGATCACCAAAATCTCCACCTGAAATAGTAGAACCAAAAAAGGCCGCAGCCGGACCAGGCATACCACATCTCTCATACACATTTATCTCAGCCTTGTAATTATATTCATCACCTTTGGAAGTCTCAGGAGCACTTGCCCACTGTTCACCCAGAAGATATTTTGTTTCCCGTTCAGTCATTGTTTATCTTTTATTAGTAAATTCAGAATAAAAATCAATAATAAAAAATACAAATTAAAGATTAGGAAGGAAACCATAAACAAAATGAAAATCAAACTAGTCAGTGATCTACACATCGAATCAAGCCAGTATACAATACCGTACGACGGTGAAAATGTACTCATCTTAGCGGGTGACGCAGGAACAGACACAGAAGAAACAAAAAAAATTATAGTAAACTATCTCAACAAAGGAAACAGTCACCTTATTTTTGTACCAGGAAATCACGAATATTGGGGACATACAATAGAATACTTAGACACGTATTGGACAGAATTTAAACACGATAGATTCCACTTTCTACAAAATAACAGCATTGTTCTAGACAATATCAGATTTTTCGGAAGCACTATGTGGACAGACTTAGGAATGAGAAACCAAGAATCTATGGATATTTGCAATCGAATGGTACTGGACTTTAAAGAAATCAAGGATTTCAACCCATATAAATATACAGAGTTACACGATATAGCAAAACAATCACTTGAAACATCCATAAAAGAAAGTAAGGAACATATGGTTATAATAACTCACCATCTCCCATCGGAACAAGGAATTGATAATAAATATAAAGGAAATCCAGTAAATGACTCTTTCGCTTCAAGCGATCTTGAACATATTTTTCTAAACAAAAAGATATTAATGTACTGTCACGGACATACACATACATCAATGGTCTACGACATTTTCGGAGTTAAAATACACTGTAACCCACGCGGACATGTAAAGAACGGGGTCGTAGAAAATCCTAATTTTGACGACCACCAAATTATAAATATTTAATTTTTTTTTGATTTAACTTAAACATTTTAACATAAATATAAAAATGTTTAACGTAATCTTCGCAACCGACTCAAAAAACGGAATCGGAAATAAAAACTCTATCCCATGGAACTGTCCAGATGAATTAGCCCTTTTCAAATTGAAAACACTTGGTTCTATCTTGATTATGGGACGGAAAACAAACCACACACTATCAACCCTGAAGGGACGAACCGTATACTATCTATCCAAAACGGCTGAAGACAACAATATGTTCAAAAACTCACCAGA